CGTTGCTCCGCAGCAGCTTGTGCTTCAGCACGTTGCCCACGAAGTTCATCGACCTCTGCTTCTGATAGCTGTAAATCAATCGGAACCATATTAACTTCTTGAATAAACCGAGCAGTCTTGTCTGCATTTACGTTGTCCTGAATCTCTGGCTTGAACTGTGCAATCTGCATCATCTGTTGCATAGCTGTCATTGTTCCAAACAACTCAATCTGTCTTGAAGCGATAGATGCTTTACCAACCAAGTCAAACTCAAGGGTCGCACCAGATAGCTCTTCTATCTCAAGCTCTGGGAACATACCCGCTCGTAGCATAATACCAAACGAACGCTCTAAGATTGGCGTAACAAAGTACTTGTTCAAACGGTTGACCGCAGGTGTTAAGAATTGCAAAGATAAGTTAAGTCTTTCTTGCGACTCAAACGCTGTCATATTTTGACGATCAAGCAAAGGATTAAATAGCGGAACATAAAACGCATCTAAAATCTCTTGCTCTTTCTTTTGAATCATTTGGTCATTGACGATTACGTTGTCCATCGGGCGTAACTGCTCTGGCTTGGAAAGCGGGTTGCCAGCATTCCAGTAGATAATAGAACCAGAATCGTTGCTAATGCGACGAACACTACCATCATTCGGAGCCAACCACGGTGGATTACTCACACGTTCTGCACCACGAATGCGTGATACTTCCATACGATTAATCATAGGTAATGTAGCAAAAACTTCTAACGCAGGTGAGCGACCATACTTCTCATAGTTTGTTTTATAAAACCGACCCACCGAGTAGGGCATCTCGTCAAACCCTGACTCCAGAACCAACTTGCTACCCTCCAGAGAAATATAATATGAAGCAATGGGCTTCTCAGTCTTTTCCGGTGAGTCGGGTACAAACTTGCTGCGAGGCATCACGATGTGGATAAATGTAAACTCTTTTGTAGAACTCTTGGGGTCTTGTGCTAGATCAGCAATGTTTTCAGGACAATCCTCACCAAACTGCTGAAGAGCCTGACGAGCAGTTAACTTGAACTCACGGATAACCGTATCAACTTCGCCAAGATAGTTTTCACAAAAGAAAAATTGGTTGATGTAATGCGAACGGAAGTTAAGCATACGCTTTGCTGTTGGTTCGCAGTACAATGCTGTAGTGCCGATGTAGCCACAATGATCAATACATTGCCCCATCTCTTCATAGAAGTTAGACTCTTCGATTGCCCGGACAAACTTCTTGGTAACAGAACTCAATGCCCGCACCACATTGTCGCTTTGCTGTAGGTCACGGTTTTGTGGTACAACACGAATCCAGTTTTGCCCCTGCGGAAACAAGTGGCTCATCATACCAGCTGTGAACATACGACGAGCCTTGATGCCGACGTCGGTTATACGTTGCTCATCATCTCGCTGACCCTTAGACCGTTTGCTTTGGATATTATCAGAACTAGGGTTGCAGAACTCTGCTGCTGACTCGTAAAGATTCTCAAAGTTCTGCCGTTCAGAGCTAGACTTCTCACGCTTATACATTGTAATTAAAGAAGATACTTCCATTATATTGTCATCCCGCCTTCAGGGCTTATAGGTTTACGAGGAGAACTATTTTTGGGAAACTGTGTTAAATACTGGTCATAAGCTCTTTGTCTTGCTTCTGTTGCTTTTCTTATTGCATTGCGTCTCTGATAATATTGTCTACCAGAACTACGAGCTTTTTTAATTCTTTCAGTATATGTTGGATCAAAAGTTTCAATCGTTTTCTTTTCTGGCATTTTTTCGCCTTTACCAGCTTCTGCTGCTGCTCTGACGTTAGCTAGTTGAATAGGTGCTGCACCCAATAGTTGACCGGCTGCTCCAATCTTTTGACCTCTGGTAACATAGGCTCCCATTCTTGCACGACGAGCTGCTTCTTGACGCATAGTTGGTGCAATTACTTCTGCACTTACATCCTCTGCTGGCGGTGGTGGTCTTTTGGGTGGTGGTGGTGGGGGTGTGCTGTTATTGCGACCCATAACTTAATCTCCTGATCCTGTCCAGTTTATAAAACTTTAGGGGTTTATCCCCTCTCTCAAACGCAACCCAAGTTAATTCGTATGGGCAAATCTCATATAGACGTTTTATGTCTCCTGCGGCATAATGTACATACCAGCAATCAAGTTTGTCAAGCTCTTTTTCAGAGTTTTTTCCTTCTAAAAGATTTTTATTGTGCATAACCGCCATAACAAACAGACGATTGTCGCTATACACCACCCCAGTTGTCGAGTAGTGATGTATCAATTCCTCTAACTCGCTCCCATAGCGGTCTATTGCTTTCTGTATTGGCGTGTTCATTGACGTACTCCTGTGCTGAACCAACTTTCGTCGGTAGGTTCTTAGCCATACCTTCTCCTAAGTACGACTCTACTAAGTTTAAATGGATTGCCATTACCATAGTTCGGAACGCATCCGCCCCGTGGGAGTGTGCATCGTGTACTGGTCGCCCTGCTGACCCCTCACGGTAGGCATCTAGGTGTTCTAACAAGTCCCCACACCGCTCGTGGATGCAAACATCCCGCATCATACGTCTACATATTTCAATATCTTGCAAGACTGAGTTGGTCTTTGGCACTCTTCTAAAGTCTATACCGACTTCTTTGGCTCTGGTGACTAGATCACCGAACAGCATACGCTTGGATACGTCGTGTGGGGCGTAGTGTCCACCATAATTGTAGTTTTTGCTGTTGATTACTACAGCGTAGTCTTCGATCTTCTTACCTGTGGACTCGTGATAATCAATAATAAAAGGTTTTCCATCGACCAACTGAGCAAACACAATGCTAGTAGCATCACTAGTTCCCAAGTCCCAAAAGGTATAGACTCGTCCAGAGCCACTATAGTTTCCAACACGCCCTTCATTCCTGAGGATTTGCAGCTCGTGACCATAATAACTGTTCTCTACCTGTGATACGGCTTCATTGAGATACTCCTGCCTCGCCATTGCGTAAGAAATAATTCCGCTATCCACATCTTCTTGGATATTCTTAAAAGGTTTACCGTCGTATGGATTAATTTTTCCAACCAGTTCAGGATTAATTGATACACTATCCCCAACCCAGTAAGCAGTCTTGGTGTCCTCAAGGGTGTACCATTGAGTAAACCAATCCTTACGGTCTTTGTTATTCTCGTACAGTCGCCATAGATGATTCGACTTTCCACGCAATGTGCCATTGAAAATAACGAATGCAGAACCTTCCGTAAGGATAGGAGCCAGAAAGCCACTAACCTCCTCTTTGTGCAATGAAAACTCCGACAATACATAACCGCTACCTCCCTGTCCAACAAAGTTCAAGTTGTCCGTTCCATCTATCTTTATACGGGAACCGTTGATTAAATCCAAGAAAAAATCGCTATTGTTCTTTCGTAAAACAACACCGGGCGGGCAAAGAAGGTCGATTAGTTTTTTACCCCCCGCCCATTCGCAGATATTGTCCCACAATGCACGCTGTGCCCACGCTCGGGTCGGGAACAGGTAGTAATAGTTGCCGGGTGTCTGTATCGCCCGCTTCATCAAAGCATTGAACGATGTCACATCCTTACCCGCACGACGGTGCCACGAGATAACAGAGTACTGTGTTCCCGCATCAAATGCTTTTAAAAATGGTACTTGATAATCTCTAGGCGAGATCGTCGGGATTTGTATCCTCATCCATCTTCTCGGTGTAACACTCTAAACACATAGCCTCAATCACATTGCCGTGGTCATCCTCAATCTCAATGATTGGGTTGTCAGATGTCTCTAAACAGCAGCATTCATAGCAAGTTCTCATTATTCTTCATCCTGTTCATCGCTAAGATTATCAATTTTATCAATGTCATCTACCTCATCCATCTGCTCAAAGTTAATACCACAGTATGGACAGTAGCTTGGGTCATTCATACCACCGGGTAACTCGTGTACGAAAAAATAGTTCTGGCAGTTATAACACTCACAATAACTAAGGTTATTAAGTATAGTAATCATTTCGTGGTAGTTGATTTTGGTTTCCTCCCTTTCTTTTTGGGCGGGTTATAATTAATCACTTCAATAATAATGTCTTGTTTCTCTTCACCAAGACCAGCCAGCTTTGCCAGCTTGTCAGATGCTTGTGCGTTGCCACGCTCACTCTCTGTAAAAAGATGCTCTAGGACAGCCTTACGTAGCCCGTCCTTGTCCTCTAGGTCTACTGAGGCGGTCGTAGCTATCTTTACCTGTTCCTCAGCCTTAGCCAGCTTCCTATACAGAGCCTCGAACTCCTGTGATAAAGCCCACAACTTCTTGTTGTCGTCTGCAGACTCTTGCAACCTAGCGTAAATCTCTTGTGACTTCATACTGTTTATATAAGACATTTAAAGAGTGTAGTCAACAGAAAAGCTTTGCTTTTTGAAGTCAAATTTTTGAAATCTTGGTGGAGGTCTAAATACATACACACACAGCACCTCGCCCCCGACGCCCCCCCCTGCAGATGCCCCCCCCTGCCGACCAGCGTTTGCCGTGCCGACCGATTCCGAACCGACCGATTCCTTTCCGAAAATTATTTTCTTTACCTTCTTAAGCACACTTTATGCCTCGTGCGTGCGTGCGTAGGGGTTTCCATCCGT